AAGATACCCTGTTGATCGTGTTCAAATGGGAATTCATGTTTTATATTTGTATGGTTGTCACTCTGATCAGCTCTTTCAAGCTATGAGTGATATTAACCATTTACAAGGTATATTGAACCGCCATAAGCAGAAGATTATGCTTGTGACTGGTTTGGGCGTTGTTTATTTTAGTTTTAAGTTCTTGAAGAAAATGTTGGATTTGTCTCCTTTTGCTCAGGGTGGTGATTTTATTAAACCCATTCCTGATGGCAATCAAGCTAAGAGCAATCCTTGGAAGACTTTTATGACTCCTTTGTCAAAGTTGCCTTCCAATTCTTCAAGTACTCCTTTACATGTTATTATAAAGACTATTGATTATAATGTTTGTTATCTGAGTTGTGACATCCAAATTCCTTTTGGAAAAGATGTTGAACATCGTGTCAGATATACAAATTGTCTTGGTCTTTATTCTAATTATTTGTTGGTCCCTAAACATTGGTTTGATCTTATTAAGGATCATTTTCCAGTTAAAGTCCAATGTTTAAGAGGACCTGTTGGGGATCGTATCAGTCCTAACCGTTATCTTTATTTAGATGAATCGTGTTTGGTTAGGGTTGATAGTGCACTTGATTATGTAGTTTTGTTTCATGGTGCACTTGGACCATTTCGTGATGTTCGCAAATTTATGACTGACATTCCTCTTAAAGGTAAGATGAATGCTATTGGTTTAGTGCGAAGCGAAGATGGTTCTTTAATTAATCGAGAAATTAGTGCTCTTAATTATGAGAGCTTTATTTATCGATTAAAAGATGGATCTGATAAGTTTGTCCATGGTTATAAAGGTGCCTCTAGTGAACCTTATAACGATGGTGATTGTGGATCTGTAGTATTAGCTCAGGCTAAAAATGCCTGGTTTTTATGCTCTTTCCACATTGCAGGACTAGTTAAAAATGGAAATTTTTGTTATTCTATTCCTTTGCAAGTTGGTACTTTTAGTTATGAATCTTATGTTATTAATGCTCAATGTAGTTCATATAATGGTATCGACCTTAAACAAACTTATGTTACAGACCAAGAACTTCTTGTTTCACCTAGTGTAGATCCTAAATGCCCTTCAAGGCGTATAGAAAATGGTGTTGGTGAAGTTTTTGGTAATTTGATGGTTAGTCGGAGGAGAATGAAATCTACTTGTTGTGACACAATTATGTGTGAAGATGTTCTTAAACATTACAACAAGGTTGATAAAGATTATTTTTCTCCTAAGGATATTAATAGTAGGGATGCTGTGCAACTTGCTATGGAGCAATCGATGCACCAACCTTATTTTATCCCCGACCAACTAGTTAATTCTCGATTAGCTCTAGCATGTATTTATGTTAAAGCTATTGATAAATTTAACCTTTTTGTGCCTAATAAACCTTTTGATTTAGACGTTGGTATTAATGGTTGTGACGGTGTTACTTATGTAGACCGTTTACCTATTTCCACGTCCGGAGGTTTTGCACATAAAGGTGCTAAACTAAGACATTTGATTCCTTTGGAACCCACAGAACATCATGCTGTTCGTTATGGTTTTGATGACCAATTACAGCTTGAATATGAGAAGATGCTTCTTCACTATAAAACTAGTGATGATGCTTACTCAATTGTTTGGGATTTTAATCTGAAGGATGAGCCCGTGTCTGCAGAAAAGATTCGACTTAATAAATGTCGTGTTTTTAATGCTGGGCCTTTTGTATTTAATGTTTTAGTTAGACAATATTTTTTGTGGTGTGTTCCCATTTTTAGTGGGAAGTATAGACACCACTTTGGCATGGCTATTGGGGCTAATGTTTTATCAGAAGATTGGACTATCATTTATGAATGGGTCACTAAACATGGTGACTGTAATATGATAGCTGGTGATTATGCCGCTTTTGATAAAAACATGCCTCGAGATGTTATGCTTGCTGCTTTTCAAGTTTTATTTGATATTATGCATATTCATGGATGGTGTATAGAAGATATTACTGTTGCTAGACGTCTCTCTTCTGAGATTGTTAGTGGACTTTATAATGCTGATGGTACTTT